TACACGGCGATGCCATTCGGATTCATCCGCTTGGCGTCGGCCGGCATCTTGGCGCATCGAAACTCGAAAACATTTGAGTTCATATCTGCGGATGAAAGCTGGGCATATCAACCGTCATGGCTCAAGCAGATTCGCGACCGCACGACGAGCTACACATGGAGCTGGTCGATGTTCTTGCCTACGTCCGGACAAACGCAAGGGAGCGAGCTTGATGACATGTGGAACGAATCGACTCAGCGCACATGGCACATCAAATGCGACTGCTGCGCAAAAGAAATTCCCTACGTATGGAATCCAGACTCAGAAATCGGCGGCATGAAATTCGCAAGCGGCGAGGAAGCACGAAACGAAGACGGCGGAATCAACTATGACAATATCCGCGCATCGGTTGAATACGAATGCCAAGAGTGCGGCGGGCGGATGCCGTGGAATCCTGCGGACGTGGACCGGCGCAACCTTGCTGGGCGATACGTGCAACTTAATCCCGGCGGCGATCCAATGATCGACTTTTACCATTACAATGCAATGGCGCATCACCCTTGGCCAGACCTTGCGGTGATGTGGTATCAATCGCTTGCGGCAAAGAATCGCGGCAGCTTGGATGACCTTGAAAACTTTATCCGCAAGAGACTTTGCCAACCGTGGGATGAAACCAAATATATCGCAGTTTCGAATGACGTTGAAAGCGCCGGCGACTATGAGCTTGATACGCCTTGGCCGGACGCGCTGCATTACTTCGCTACGGTTGACGTGCAGAAAGACCACTACTATCTAGTGATTCGAGCATGGGCGCGCAACGCCGAAAGTCGATTGATTCACGCCGAGAAGGTTGTTAGCGATTTGCAGATCGTGGACATTTGCAACAAGTGGGGGATCGCGCAGGACGGTATCGACCCAGCCGGCGCCGGCTCGCAGGTTTTCGTTGATGGCAATTATAACACGGTCGAGGTTCAGCGCATCGCAGCCAAGAATGGCTGGATGGTTCTTCGCGGTGAGAACTGCAAACCATTCCGGCATGATGACGGCACGTTTAAAATCTACGGCGACATTCAACTGATCGACACATGGCAAGGCACGGACATTAAGACCGGCGCCGTCAAGTATTGCGGCCAGTTCCGCTACTCAGTGCCAGAGACGCGTTTGCGCTTGGCTACGCTTCGCAGCATGGACGATCCGAAGCAGATATGGACGCACGCGCGCGACATCGGCATAAACTACGTCAACCAGCTCAATAGCTGGATTCAAGTGGCGAAGGAAGACCCTCGAAGCGGGCGCATCTACTACGACTTCCAGCGCGCACGCGGCCGGGCCGATCACTACTATGACTGCGAGCGTATGCAATTGGTCTGCGCTGCAATGGCTGGATTGATCGGGCAGGATGCGACGCAATCAGAGAAAAGCGAATGATTGCATTAACAAGTAGCGCGGGCGGTGCCTTTACAGAAAACACGAAAGCTTCGCACGGAGCGAAGCGGAACTGCGAACGCTGACTGGTTCTTATAATCCCCAAACTTGACACAAGCGCGCATACTAATGCGCGCTTTTATTTTTTCCGTATGGGTTCACGTCAAGAAGACATCCGATGCCACGCTTGAGGCGTTGGAGTCGCTTGCTGCCAAGCAATACACAACCGCCGAGGCCGGCGGTAAGGTCGTCGTGTCCGCAACCGTGCAGGGCAAATCGTTTACATACGAAATCCCCGAAGGGCAGAGCAGCTCGGATTTTTTGCAGCTTGCGCACGAATCATGGCGCATGGTTTCCATCGGTGGCACAAACTTCGCACAGATGACAGACGCCGAATTGAAGGCATATTTACTCGACGTTGCCGGCGAAGTAACCGACCGGACGGTTGCAGTTTTCACACAGCGAATTAGATAAATATGGCAGCCAAACCGATAAAAGCATTTTCAAACCGCGTAAAGCGTTCATGGTTCTCTTTCTGGGGGCAGGACCATCTATTCCCTACCGCGTCAGAAAGCAATCAGCGAGCGACGCAGCAGGACAGCAACGCGGACATGCTCGACCTAATGAGCCGCAATAAGACGTTGATGCTACGCAACGACGCGCGGTATATCAATAGTTCGAACAGCACAGTCAGCGGCGCGGTAAAGCAGAAGGCCGGCAAGGTCTATGGCGAATCGTGGCGATTTCAATCCCATTCAGAAGATGCCGAATTTGTCAAAGCAGTAGAGGCTGACTTTGAAAAGATCGACGCGGCAATCGACATACGCGGCCCGCAGTATTCATTTCGACGTAACATCAAAATCGAATCCAAGCTACTTGATATTGACGGCGATTTTTTTGTTTTGCTGACTGAAACGAAGACAGGCTTCCCGCGCTTGCAATATCTCGAAGCGCACCGAATCGGCTGCCTGCCATGTGACAATGAGGATGTTGTCGAGGCTGGCACATATCGCGGCCTTAATATCAAAAACGGCATCATTTACAACGAGAACGGCGCCGAGGTTGCATATCGTGTGATTGCCGAAGGCGGCGACGACTTCCGCGACATTACCGCGCGCGACATGATCCACGTGACTGATCCGGACTGGTTCAGCCAAGGGCGCGGCATTCCTTCTATTGCGTCGGGCATGTTGGATTGGTATGACTTGGCGGAGGTCAAAGACTATGAGAAAATCTCCCAAAAGGTTTCCAGTGCGTTGACCTTGATCGAGAAAAACGAGACAGGGAAAAACGACGCCGCGAATAGAATCATCAATGGCGGCGGCGGGGCAAGCGCAGCTCCGTTCCAATCTGAACTAATGGCTGGCGGCACTATCCGCTATTTGAAAAACAGCGGATCACTTGAGGCGCACGAATCAAGCCGACCATCCGATGGATTCTTGAAGTTCTCAAAAATGATCGAGGCCGCCGCATTCTACGGCATGAAGTGGCGCCGCGAAATGCTCGACAGTTCAGCGGTCGGCGGGGCAGGCGTCCGGGCTTTTCAGCGCGACATTAACGACTCGATTAATGAGCGTGTCGAGGTGCTGGCATTCTTTAAAAAGCGCATGGCTCTATACATTATAGCCAAGCGCGCCAAGCAGGGCATCTATACGCTGCCAGACGACTGGATGAAGTGCAGCTTTACCAAGCCGCGCGAGTTCACAGTCGATGACGGACAAAGCCGCAAAGCGGACCGCGACGACGTGCGCGCCGGCCTTGCGTCTCCAAACGACATACTTTCGCGCCGTGGTCACGATCCAATCGAGTTTACACGCAAACACGCCGCTTTCCTAGTCGAGCGCGATGCGATTGCAGAAGCCGCCGGCATTGACCCTATGCGACTTGGCACCTCACTCTTACCCGGCGACATTCCGCCGGAATCCGACGACAACGAAAATAACGCAACTTGACACAACCCCACTAACTATGAGCACTGAAAACAAATGGTTCGCAATGAGCCGCAAAACCGACGCGGAAGGCAAACAGTCATCCGGCGCTGAAATCTCCATTGACGACAATATCGGCGGATGGGGCATTACAGCCAACGACTTTATTGCCGAATTAAAAGACCTCGGCGACGTTGACGAAATCAACGTGCGCATTTCTTCTGGCGGCGGTTCTATTGTCGAAGGCAACGCGATTTTTAACGCACTCAAGCGACACCCCGCAAATGTTATTACGCACATTGATTCCATCGCGGCTTCTATGGCGTCCGTCATTGCAATGGCTGGCGACGAAGTGCGCATGGCAGCAAACGCGCTCTTTATGATCCACAACCCTTGGACAGCAAGTGTCGGTGGCGCAGAGCAGCTTCGCAAGGATGCCGACTTGCTCGACAAGATGGAAAATAACATCCGCAACAGCTACGACCGCTCCAATCTAAGTGTCGATGAGCTATCTGCCGCAATGGACGCGGATACCTACTACACCGCAGAGGAAGCACTCGAAGCCGGTTTCATTGATTCGATTGGCGACGCGAATCTCGCCGCCGCATCAATTGGCGACATGGAAACCATAAAAGGCTTTGCTAACATTCCACAGGCGAAGATCGACGAAATTAAAATCACTTGCCAATCAAAGCAAATCGAAGCACTCGACGCGAGAGCAACGGAGCTTGCCGGTGATCTTGATATTGAGCGCGAAAACGTGACCATCGCAAAGGTCGAAACGACCGAAGCGAAGGCCGAAGTCGAAACGCTCAAAACCGCACACGTCGCCGCACTGGCAACCGCAACCGAGCAAACGCAAGAAGCAATCAGCGCGAAAGCCGCCGAGCTACTTGCCGAGTCTGGCACGCCGCCACTCGCAGCCGAGCCAGAAGGCAACCACGCCGATCCGAGCGCATCGAAGATGACACGCGAGGACGCGAAAACAGGCTACGATAAACTGGTCGAACTTCGCGCATTTGAAGATGCACAAGAATTTTACGCCGAGCATCGAGAGTTGCTCGGATAACTCAACACCAACAAAACAACAATAACGAAACATGGCTAATACAATTGCAGGCGTTAATCTCGCCAAAATTGCTGACATGAGCATTGCAGGTCTTACTGACTTGTTTGCTCCGCTGAACGCACTCACGACTGATTTCTCCACCGATATTGCATCGAGCGGCGATTCTATCACTACCCGCATCCCCACCGCCGTCACTGCCGGCGATATGACAACCGGATACCAAACCAATGCGACTGACGTTGTGATGGTTGCGAAAACAGTCACCCTTAATCAATTCAAGGGTTTTACATACGGATTCACCGACCTTGAGCGCAGCAAGTCTGAAGTCGACTTGAATCGTTTATTCATCGAACCAGCAATGGAAGCAGTCGGCGAAGCGGTTTTCGGTTACATTTGGGATTTAGTAGTAAATGCCAACTTCGCATCAACCGAAGTCATCACAGCGGCCAACTTTACCCGCGATGACATCGCGGATTTCAACGCCAAGCTGACAATCGCCAAGGCACTTCGCGGCGGACGTTCCGTGTTCATGAATTCTACTTACTACGCGAGCATCGTCAAGACGCTCAACAGTGCAGAATTTCCGGGGCAAATCGAAGGCAAAGCCGAAGCAATCGCACCCCGCGTTGCCAAGTTTGACCTGTTCGAAACAACCCTCGCAGACGCAAACTCCGAAAACCTCGCAGCGTTCGCATTCCAGAAGAATGCGCTTCTTATGTCGGCTCGCACAGTTGTTTCCGACGAAATGACAGCAAAGGCTGGCGTTGATACAACCACAGTCATCATCCCCGGCCTTGGCCTCCCAATCCAGTTCCGTAAATGGTATGATCCAGACGGCACTCTTTACTACAACATGAATGTGCTCTTTGGCGCATCCGTTGGAGTTGGCACAGCCGGACACCGTATCACCACCGCATAACTTATCTGAGCGGATCGTTTCGACGGTCCGCTCTTTTAACCTCTTACAAAAATGAAATCACCCTCATCCACACTCCACGTTTCCGATAAGGGAACAGT